TTTATGAACACCACTCATGACACGTGAACCACGTTCCATCAGTGCAATTGTAGTGCCAACTGCTCTGTTTTGTGCATCATTACCTACACTTGAGTCTGTTATAGCAGCAAATTTTTGTCCCGCTTGTACTACAAAGCCTAATAATTGAAATAATGTTGTTGATGGTTCTGTAAATGGTAAATTAAAAAACTGATCTCGTATGTTTCCACCCGGTGCATCAACATCTCTGAACTCTCCAGGTTGTATTGGTTGGTCATCATCTCTTACTCTAATCCCTCTAGACTTAAATCCAGCAGGTAAATTTTTTAAAGTTCCTGCATCAATCAATTGTCGTAGTGATTGTGTTGCAGCTCTACTTAATCCACCAATCATATGTGTTAAACCAAAACCATAAAAGCCTAGTCCTGGTAAAAATTTGTAATGAACAAAATATTCTATTCGTTTGTAAGCTGGATCATCAGGTCTGTAGTTTCTATAGATAGATAATACTTCACCACTGCCTTCATCAATGGTAACTACGTAAGGAATTTTTATTTTCTTAGCACGGGAATCAAACTTTTCATAATCATCTAAATGAAGATCCACATGCATTTCTAATATTGTATGTAAAAAATCATCACCTGTTTTCTTAACCCCTTCTAATTCATTAATCTTTTTTTGTACGTTGTCCGTTGCATTTTCTCCGGCTTTCGGTAGATCAATGTCTCGATAAAAACCACCAGCCATTAATTTAACAACTTCATTTTCCGTTAGCCGTTGGACGTGAGTAATTCTATCTGTATCTTTAAGATCTGATGCGTAGTAAGGAACTACTAAATCTTCTGCAGGTATAAATTTTGATACGGGTCTTTTTACGATTTCATCGTAGTAGACTTTTTTAAAACTACTACCGGATAACGGTAAATGGAACAGCATGCTATCCATGTCGGTAGTGTACTCCTCCATCTCCTCCATAAGCATGTAGTTCATGTAATCTTTTACACGATCTGCTTGTTCTTCTATTGCAGGTGTTTGTAAACC